CTCATAATTTACATTATTTAGTTGTTAGTCTTTTCTCCTGTTGAGGAGGTGTAATCATCTCTACAATTTTCATTTTCTCAAATTCAGCTTTAAAGAAACTTAGTCTTGTATCACCATTTCTACATTTTAGAAAGTGTAATACTAAAACCCGGTCATCCTCAATCACATACCTATCAGGGCCATAAAACCTAATCTTCTGTTTAGCAGGTCTATTGATACCTATAACAGTATCAGCATGCTGTAACAGAGCATCTGCCCCAAATAAATCAGATTCAAGTATGTAATTACCATATTTACCCTCTTCATTTCTCTCAGGGTTATCTATATTTCTATTGAGCTGACTCAGCACAACAAAAGCTATAGGATAAACTCTTTTGAGGTGTGTAAGCATCTCACCAAGATTGTTAAGCATATCATGCTTATCTTTCTCATAAGGTGCTTTCTTAAACAATAAAGAGTGATCTATAGTAATCAACACTTTTGGAAAAATCATATTGCCTGTAGAATCATACGTTGCGTGTTCCATCATATACTCCCCTATAATCTCCTTGAATTCAGCTATTGTACAAGGTGTCTCTACTATATCTATGGGATATTTAACTTTGGACTTTGCATAATCATAACATCTTTGTAAATCAGTATCACTTAGCTTACCATCAGCACTACATAAGTACTTATATGACCTACCTATGACACTGGAGTATTCCCTGATTGCAGAACTTCTTGCAAGCATCTCAAACTGAAACTGCAAGACTCTGAAATTTTCCCCTGGATTCAGAACAAATGATTCCCTTACAATTTGCTCAGCAATCAATGTCTTACCACTTGCAGGTCTTCCTCCAATAACAGTAATAGTATTCCATTCAATACCATCTGTCATAGCATCATTAAACTTTGGCCAAGGTGTCTTGAGGCTTCTGATATTACCCTGCATTCTACCTTGCAGATATCTAAGTGACTCTTGAAAACCCTCCCTCTGACTACTCCATCTTTTCTTTGGAGTCTTGTTTACATTACTCATCTATTACTTGTGTTTGTTCTTCTCTCTTTGCGTAGTTATAGAGAAGATGTAACACTGTAATTACTAATTCTATTCCCAGATATTGCCAGATAGACAGGGGTACAATAACAAGGTTAATAACTGTATAACCAATGATTGTTCCTATTACAGCAATACTGAGAAGTCTAAAACTTCTCATACTACTCTCTCACTAAAATGTGTTTCTGTGTAATCCCCGCCACCATTCTGATATACTTCACAATAGTTTGCTAGTTCAGATTCAAATGATTTTTCTGCGGAGTTTTGTTTTCTGATAAAGTACTGTGATGTCCTCATGTACTTATATCCCTGCCTTTCATATTCATCTACATACATTTTTGTTGCATTAATCACCGTCTCCCAATCATAATTGTGATTCTCAAAGAACCACCTAAAATTATTCTCTAAATTCTTCTTGTCAGTCCTAGCATATTTGCCAGATGGAAGTTTAAATTTAGGAAAAATTTCTAAATATTCATCAATTCTTTTGTCAAAATCTTCACCCATAATAGCAGAAGATGTTTTCTTCTTACTGTTTTTGAAGAATGACTCTAACTCCTGTACTAAGACAAATGCTCTACCAGATAATTTACCATCTTCTAATAACCATCCATCATTAGTTAACCGCATATATTCTACGGTCAGGTTAAGATTAAACAAAGGACACATGTTATGCTTCTTACACCACAACAAATAAAGTTGATTAGGAGTAAGATCATTCTTAAGCAGTTTGTTAAAGATATCTACCATTCTATGTCAAATTTATAGTTTCTCTTTACTATCTCAGATGTCTGTTGAAAAACATTTTTACAATCCCATTCTTTTAAGTTGTTGTAACTTGCTGAAGCAGGGTGTGTTACATTGAACTTATAGTTGTTATCATTAACACAGTCTGACCACTCTTCTGCTTTTTTACCCATATAGATATACACAAGGCCTGGGTTATTCCAAGATAACCAATCAAACACATAGGCTAAGAAAGGTCTCCATATAAGATAATGTTGACCTACCTTACCTACATTAGTTGTCAAAGCAGTATTAAGTAACAACACACCTTGGTTAGCCCATCTTGTTAGATTTTTATCTCTGCATGCAGTTACACCGTTGTAAACAGTTCTGTTTATTGCATCAAACATATACTCTAAACTTGGTTGCATATCATCAGTGTCTTTAAGACTAAATGCTATCCCATCAGCATGACCTAACCCTGGGTATGGATCCTGACCTACTACAACTACTTTTAACTGATCATAGGGACACTCTTCAAATGCTCTAAACCAGTTCTTCATAGTAGGAGTAAATCTTTTACCATCTTGGGTTTGCTTTACTAACTGACTAACAATAGTCTCAAATTCTTTACTGTAGATAAATGTTCTTAGTACTCTTCCCCATCCTGATGGTTCTAGCTTAGCATGTATTTTGTCTTTTATTTCTTCAATATCAAGTTTGTAACTCATAATTTTTATATTTGTGTTATGGCAATTAAAGTAAAAGAACTTAAGAATGATGCACTTGTTGAAGTTAAAGTCAACAAGAGCTTTTATTTAATGGTAAAAGCTTTGTCTTACCATCTCTTTCAAACAATCAAAGATGATTCTGAAAGAGAAGAATCTCTAAAGAAAATTATGACTGGTAAGTATGAGGATATGAATGACTTTGAAAGATCATTCTATACTACAACACTTTTACTAGCAGAAATAGAGAGACAAGCTCAGCAAAATAATCTTTATGATGAAAAAGAAATTCTTGAACCTGGTGATGAAGGTTATGTAGCACCTACCCAAGAATAATATTGTACTTACTAGCTAACTCATTTAATGCTTCTATAGCAAGAGTAAGCTCCATAGTACTACAATCACCAAAGGATTTGCACATAGCTTTCTTTGTGCCATCATCATATATCTCATAACAAAGCCCGGCTTTCTCTTTGATAATAAGTTTCATATCATCAAAGCTAAAACCTAATTCACCTGCAAGCTCTCTGATACTTGCATGTATTTTAGCAATCTGGGCAGCACTACCCTTCTTACCTTTTTTACAAATAAATATTTCTACTTCTTCTCCTTCCTGTATCTTTTCTAAGAAGAGATTATACAAGAGCATATCTTTCTTATTAGAATAACCCAGCTTGGAGTTTTTCTTCACTAAAGTTCCTGAAAACATAAGGATTACATTTTATTCTTAGCCCACTTCTTATAGAGTAGAATTAGAGTTTGTATATCTTCTATATCTCTAATACATATCTCCAAGTCATAGCAGTAAACTACCCAATTCTTTTCACCGGCTTCATCACTAGCATTAGATGTCAAATCAAGAGCAGGTTCAAGATTAAGTGTATAGTAATAGTAATCACTTTGATCACCACTCTCTTCTACAAGAACATCAACTCTCTCAAATCCTTCTTCTATAAGTTCTTCTTCTCTCATGATTTATCTTTTATTAATTGGGTAATTCTTTACTACTTTATCAGAATAATTCATTACCAAATCTACAAACTCTTTTGATACATCTGTCTTATTCCATTTACCGTGAAGTTTAATTCTTTCTTCACGTTGTTTGTCAATGACAAGAAGAGCCATGTAGTAGTTATCCTCATCCTGAGACTCAAGCATAGATTCAATATTCTTCCCTTCATCTTCCTTGAGTATATTTAAAGATACTAATAAATTGATCTCAAAGATTAGAATGAAGGGTTTAAATTGATCTTGCTTTGTACCTTTTCTATACATCCACCATAAGTAATTTAGATTCTTACCAACAGGGGTTGTATCAACTAAGGTCATTTCAAAGTGTTCTTCTATAATTTTCTTTACCAAACTCTTTCTTTTACTTAGAGTTGCTTTGGATATTTTTTTATCAATATCCCAATCACCACCTATACTAATTGCCATATCAGAAAATATATCTTATTGTGTTCCAAGGTATAATCTGGTCATGTAGCTCAGTAAACTGTTTAATATACTCAGCTTTTAGATCATGTTTATACCTGATATTCTTACCACCATACTCAGATATTTTACTCTCTTGTATTTCTGGTTTCCATAATAGCTCCTCACCTGGTAGATTATGCTCTAGATTGTACAAATGTTTCTGTTCATTGTGTGTTAAGAAGATTACTTCAGCTTTGACATCATTAGTATCCCAGGCAAAAACATTTGCTCTTGCACTAACTGCATCAAACAAATCCCTGTAACTTTCTAACCAAAAAGCTTTTACAATGACAGGACTAAAATTAAGATGAACTTCATAGCCAGCATCAATAAACATATCAAGGGCTTCAATTCTTTCAAACGTAGAAGAAGTATTTGGTTCAAGTATTCTTCTATAATGTTCAGGCATAAGACTAAATCTAATTCTGATTTTACCTTCAGGATTAAACTTAAGTAAATCCTTATTTACATACTTAGTAGCAAATGAACCCATAGCAAGTGGATGATCTCTAAAGAATGCAAAGATCTTTTCCCATTCATGATATTTAGCATGCAGAGCAAAGTCTTCATTACAAGAAATATCATAAGTTACATACTCTCCCGTCTGATTTGGTTTCTCTACATCTGCAAAGTATGCATGTGAATTAATCTCCGTCAGGATATCCATAGTATTAGTTGCTATGCTTAATCCTTCCGGTTTGTGTCTCTTCATGTAACAATAAGTACAGTTATAAAGACACCCGTGGCCAAAGCTTGGACTAATAAAGTCCGTACTACGGCCACTGGGTCTTATAACCATTGACTTTCTCTTAACCTTTGAAACTACTGCCATCTCCCTTCTGAGGTGATATAACTAATCCATCTTGTATAACCTTATCCAAGATCTGTGTGTGTTGCGTAATAATAGTAGCATCTACACCACCGGCAGCAACCTGCTTTACAATAGCTGTCTCAATATCATTCTCTGGAATAAGCACAATCTTAACTGTACCATTCATTAAAATCTCTACTCTCATAGTCTTTCAAGTATTGCTGTTAAGTTCTTATCTGACAAATAAAAGTATGATCCACTGGTGTAAATCATTACAGTTCCTAATGTCTTTCTTAGACTAATATCTTTATTGTCTAATTCAACATTATACTCTTTATCTTCTGCTATTACTTGTTTGCAAAGTTCAAAGAACTGCCTAGTAGTTGTTGAATCACCGATGCTGATGTAATCAATATCAGTAATTGCTGTATACTGAGCATTCTTGTAATAAATTGTGTAGCTTTCTACATCTTCAAGTTTAAACCTTACAAGTTTAGGTACTGGGTTTAACTTACTAAGTTGCCAAATAACAGTGTCTTTAGCTGCTTCTTTTACAACCAACTGTGCAGTTACATTAAATGTAACCAATGTCAATAAAACAAATACTAACTTTTTCATAACTAATCAATTAAACATTAAAAAACCAATTGCAATTCCCGCGAATATGCCTACTACAGTACCAATTGTGTACCATTTCTCATTAAAATCATTCATCTTTATACATTTTATTATCCCAAAACGCATCACACTTACCTTCCTCATCAGGTTTAAAGTAACTATAGGATTGTAATCCTGGAGAAGGTGTAGCTGTGTATCTATAACACTTTTCTTTTAGAGGACATTCCTCATTTTCACATTTACTTATATCTGGCATCTTATTCTGATTTAAAAGTAATTACGTATAATCAAATCTATTGCTGCTAACACAAGAGGAAATGTAAACACAGGCAATGCTATCCTTATCCACAATGGTATATCCTTTTGAGTTATACCAATTACTACTGCGGCCATAAATGCAATAAATATGCATGTGGCATTAATGATTACTATTGACATCTTATTCTGATTTAAAAAAATGAATCACTCACCTGATTAGGATCCTTGTGTAAACACTGTGTGGCATCATCAGTATAGCCTAACACCCGATTGCTGTTCTTGTGAATCATCTTATTCTGATTTAAAGTAATTATATCTTTCCTCAACCCATTCTCTATTCTGAGCCATAGGTTCTAATTCATCAATAATAAAGTCACCAAAATCTAACATCTGCTCTTTCTCCATTGCTTTGGCTTGTATGACTAATTTACCGTCAGGTTTTAATCCACATTGCTCAACCAGCCATTCTACTGCTGTCTGTTTTTCCATTCTTTCCATGTATCAAAGTCTTTTAGTTTTTCAAGGTCTTTTTTCCATTGAATTAAATTTTGTTTAAACCCAATCCACATGACAAATCCACCTATTGCAAATCCTAATATAAATCCCATACTACTTCTTTTTAAATTGTTGTATCCAAAGATTAAACTCACCTTCTGTAGGATTATCTAACTGACCTTTACAGTAAGCATTGTATGCAATAGTTCTTATCTCATCATAAGTGTACATCCTTTCAGCTTGCCGTTTAGCACCTAATTTAAAAGAAGTGAAATCAAATTCAGTATAATCAATTGAGTCATATACTCTTTCATATCCTTCTTCAAGTGTTTCTTCAACAATAGGGTCAATACCAGCTATGTATTTAGACCTATCAAACTCTTGTTTATGTTCTTCTTGTTTCATATCAAATCTTTTTAGTTAATATAAGGCATCCTTCTGAGTCAAGTTTTGGCACTGATTTATAAGTTGTAATCTTATCTCCACTACCCTTAACTCCCTTTACTGCACCAATCACTTTTGTTTTATCAACAACTTTTTTCATCTCAATCTCAACTTCAATTTCTGTTGGTTGTTG